ACGCTAGGTACTTACCTACGGAGCAGCGCCGTGAGACTTGGGAAGAAACAGTCAACCGATACGTCAACTACTGGGTAGATCGTGCTGGTTTAGATGACTTCGAAGTGTCGGAGATATTCAAATCAATACATGACCTAGACGTCATGCCTTCGATGCGAGCACTGATGACAGCAGGTGAAGCCCTCGACCGTGACAACGTAGCTGGATTCAACTGTAGCTACCTGCCCATAGATCACCCCAAAGCGTTTGACGAGATGATGTACGTGCTCATGTGCGGCACAGGCGTAGGCTTCAGTGTCGAGCGTCAGTACATCTCAAAGCTACCAGAGATTGCAGAGGAGTTCCATGACACAGACAGTTGTATACACGTTTCGGACTCAAAGATCGGTTGGGCCAAAGCCTACAGGGAACTTATCGCCATGCTCTATAGTGGTCAACTTCCAAAGTGGGACGTCTCTGGAGTACGACCTGCTGGTGCCACCCTCAGAACCTTTGGCGGCAGAGCGTCTGGGCCTGAGCCTCTTGAGGATCTGTTCCGATTTACCGTTGAAGTCTTTCGGGGCGCTGCTGGACGAAGACTTAGTTCCATCGAGTGTCACGATCTCTGCTGTAAGATTGCACAGATCGTCGTTGTTGGCGGTGTCCGAAGAAGTGCCCTTATCAGTCTGTCTAACCTTACAGATGATCGAATCAGACGATGCAAGTCAGGAAAGTGGTGGCTAGATAATCAACAACGTGGTCTTGCAAACAACAGTGCTTGCTACACAGAGAAGCCTGACTTCGCAGCCTTTTTAGATGAGTGGAAAAGTTTATATGAGTCCTACTCAGGAGAACGAGGAATGTTCAGCAGAGTTGCTAGTCAAAAGCAAGCTGCAAGAAATGAGCGACGAGATGCTACCTATGATTTTGGAACTAATCCGTGTTCAGAAATCATCCTCAGACCGTACCAGTTCTGTAATCTATCGGAAGTTGTTGTCAGGTCAACCGATAGTCTCGCAGACCTCAAACGAAAAGTACGTGTTGCGACTATCCTTGGAACTCTTCAGGCTACGCTGACAGACTTCCGGTACCTACGTAAGATATGGAAGACTAACACGGAAGAGGAGGCACTACTGGGTGTATCGTTGACAGGGATTATGGATCACCCGCTGCTCTCAGGGAGAGAAGACAATGCGAAACTTAAGAAGTGGCTTACGGCGTTACGTGAGGAAGCTATCGCTACGAATAAAGTATGGTCTGATAGACTTGGGATTAATACTTCTGCTGCTATTACTGCTGTTAAGCCCTCCGGTACTGTCAGCCAGCTTGTGGATTCTGCTTCGGGAATTCATCCGAGATACGCCAAGCAGTACATTAGACGCGTGAGGGCCGACTCTCGTGACCCTCTGTGTAGCGTCCTAGAAGCCGCTGGAGTGCCCGTAGAGACCGATGTAACGTCGCCCACTACCAAGGTATTCTCCTTCCCTATGAAGGCTCCTGACGGCGCTGTGACAGCCTCTGAGATGGGTGCCATGGAGCAACTAGAGCTATGGGAGATATATCAGGACTACTGGTGTGAGCACAAGCCTTCCATGACCTGCTACTACCGAGACAATGAGTTTCTTCAGGTGGGACAGTGGCTGTACAACAAGTTTGACAAGATCAGTGGTATCTCGTTCTTGCCTTACTCAGACCACACGTACCAACAGGCTCCTTATGAACCTATTGATATGGCTACGTACAAGAAACTAGTGAAGGACTTCCCGAAGGAAATATCGTGGGATATAGCAGAGGCCAGCGATATGACCGAGGGTAGTCAACAACTGGCCTGTACAGGGAACAACTGTGAGTTGTAACTTAAGGGGAGCTTCGGCTCCCTTTTTTATTCTTCGTCCTCTTGTATCTGAGAGAGCAAAAGCCCTGCTCCTGCAACATTTTTAGCAGACTCAGCTACATCACCAGCAGTCACTGGCGCTTTGTAGTCTTTCATAACCCTTGCTTGGTATGCTGTCGTAGACTCACCTTTTCTTCTTTTCATTCCTGTGATTTCTTCTATCTCAGAAACACTAACATCAGGTTTTTTGTCTCCTTTTTCAAACTTAGTCTTCTGTCCTAAATCGAAATAATAGATAGGAGTAGTGTTTATCAGCGAGTTACCTCCTGCTGGATTCATTCCGAACATATCGTGCCCGTCTGAAATCATGGTGTACACTTTGTTGTTACCTGTGTCTATAGCTACCCAGTCGTTTACACCACCTAAGTCTTGGGCGGTAGACTTGTGGCTATCAGAGAATGAGTATATTCCGTCACCCCTATCCCTTAGTTTTGCTGGTGGCGCACTTCTGAAAAAATCATAGACCTGCTTCTGTTTCTCGTTTAGTTTTTTTCCTTCGCTTCTTTTCTTTACAGCACCCCAGTAACTTTGCATTAGCTCCGTCTTTTGTACGCCCGTCTTAGTTACAAAAGAAGTAGGAAGCCTCTCTTGTCTCACCGCCATTCTTATGTTGTCCGAATTAGCGTACTTAGCTACAGTAATGTAGGAAGTGTAAAACTCTTCTGTGTCTGCATCAGGCATTGCTTTTCTAGCAGCGTCCAGAGTATTTTGACTACTTAAGGCACTAACAGAAGCTGCGCTAGATCGTCCTCCAGTCGCTTCTGCGTCTAAGCCTTCCCCTGACTTTGGCTTTCTTACGACTAACGAAGTCCCTCCGGGGCTGGTGTCAGTCTTATGTACAGCGTACAGATGCTCCATAGCTGCGTCTGCAACCTTATCAGGAACATCAACATTAGAAGTTATGTTAGCACGAACCGTAGGTTTATCAGCCATATCTCCGAAGTGCTGAACGTACCGCTTCATTTCTGCTGTGTTAGCAACAACGGTATCTGGGTCGGGCGTTGTCCTCTGCTTTGCCTGTGTGTCCATAAAAGGGGAGGCCATAGCGTTTCCACGAGCCTCATTGAACCCCTTAGCGCCTTCTGCTGCTCTGGTTACGTATTCATCCCTTCTTCCTTTTCCTGTGCCTATTACCCGCCTAGTGGCCCCAGCCATAGGGTTATACATCTGGTTAATAGCGTTAAAAACCTGTGGCCCTGATGCTTTTGCTACTGCCGCGCCTTTTGACACGGGACTAGGAGACTTGTAGAAGCCTTCCATTTTTGTTGGAGAGTTTTCAGCTAAAGCGTTAAAGGCTCTACCAAACAACTGACCAGATCCTTTTATAGCCATAATGTCTGCTATATTCAAGAGAGCTTCTGTAGCTCTGGGGTTAGCTTGTGACAACTCTATGGCCTTTTGCCCCAGCCCTGTGTTTGCTGCTGCGTTAATCGCGGCCTCAAACAAACCTAAGTCTGGAGTAACAGAACGTATAGCACCAGTGATAGGAGACACGGCAGCGTTTACTACGCCTGCTGCTGCGTTTAATGCACCAGATCCGGCGTTTATTGCTGCCTCTTTGTAGTCTCCTGTTGTTGCTTCGTAAGCAGCTTGGCCTAACTGCCTACCTCCTTTACGCATTTTCTGCCCAGCTTCAATAGCGTCCTCTCCAAAGGAGTACAAAGGGTCTAGAGCAACTCTGGCCGCTTGTCTAGTGTACTCTCTTTCTGTTTGCCTCGCCTGTTCCCTTAAGGCTTTTCTCATTTCATAGAAGTCATTGTTGCTGGGCATCAGCAGCTTCCTCCCTGTTTATTTCTGCCAGCATTTGATTCAACATGATTTTGTCTGCCCGTAGGTTTTCTAGTGTTTCCTTAGTCACGTTAGCGCCACGAGACAACTGATTAGTCAATCTCAGAAGGTCTCTTACCACTGCTTTTCTGTTGGCTGGTTTTAAAGCCCTAGCTGCCCCGTAACCAACAATTGCTCCTCCTAACGCAGAAGCTAGAGCAGGATATTGAGTTAATAAGCTAGTTCCAGCGCCTATCGTTACGCCAATAGCAACAGGCGTAGTAGGAAAACTAATTCCTATACTATTTTGTAGGTTTTTTAAGCCTCTACTAATTACATTAGACCCAACAGACTGACCAGCCTTAACGTCTACAACATCTTTTGCCTTGAAAGTCATGTTCATGCCGTTGAGTGACTGATAAGCGTCATCGGTAGGAAGCAACCGTAAAAACTCTTCGTTAAATACGTTTCTAACCTGTACTCCAACCTTGTCTTTTGCAGAAGAAACATCAGGCTGATCTATGTACCCTTTAGGCTTCCTCTTGAAAATTTGCTTGTCTAAGTCTCTCCGCAGGTCTAAAATGTCTTTAGCTGTTATATCGCCATTTTTATCTACTAGGGCTTTGATCTTTTGTTGGGTAACTGCGATGTAGTTCTCCGCAATCTTTCTTCCTTGGTCTGTCAAATCAGCAAAGTCAGCAGAAGACCTAAAATCGTCTAGTGAATACTTCAACGAGTCCAGAAGATCAACCCCCTTCATCTTAGGATTACCAGCGTCCTTGACTGTCTTCTGTAATCTACCTTCTAACTCAGTTAAGTGGTTATTTAAAACAGCAGAGTTTTTAGCAGGGTTACTACTGGCCTTATATTCAGGTATTGTTTGTAAGTAGTCAATTACGTCTACTTCAGCAGGATCAGGCACGTATACGTTAGTCTGTAGTGGGCCTTTAGGTTCTACCCTTCCTCTTCCTTGTGTAGCACTCGTAGGTTCGACGGTTTTTGCTATTTGCTGTTTTTGTTCGGCCAACCGAGCTTCCGTAGCCGCCGCAGTAGCACTTCTTATGGTAGAGGGAGAAACTTCAGGAATCCGAGGCAAAGAAGTCTTAGGCCCACCTACAGATAGAGCGCCAGCTATCTCAAGAGTAGTCGCTTCTCTTGGGTACTTTTCCGATAGTTCAGTGGCAAGTTCAACGGCTTGCCTGATTGGGGAAGCATAAACAGACTCTTTGTACACACTAGAAGCTACGTCAGCTACTCCGGGAGCGTAACGCTGTATCATTTCTCCAATAATACCTAACCCCGTTTCTCCAGCCGTTGTTATACCAGCAGCAGCACCCAAGACTCCGTAAGGAGTTGGACGTTCTCTAGGGTCATACTCTTCGGTAGTGTAGGCTTCAGCGTATCTCTCTCGTGTCTGCCTAAATCTTTCTGGCGTTTCTTGGATATACTCTGATAGGTCTACTGGCTCTCTTTCTTGAGCAACAGCTTCTTTTTGTCTTTGCAACTCAGCGTACTGGGAAGAGGCGTATCTAAGTATTTGTTCTTCTGTTGCGCCTTCTGGATGGTTTACTGGGATCTTAGATCCGTCAGGAGCAGTTACCAGTGTTTGTGGCATTATTGCTCTCCTATCGAAAATCCATCAAACTCATTATAAGGCGGAACATCCATTGGAACAAACGTCCCCATGTTATCTTCTCCGTAAGATTTTGCTGTCTTTGCTCTAACCGTGTTGTAGTTGTTGATAGACTCTACAGCAGCCTTTCGGTAAATGTTTAGCATATTCTCTAGAGCCTGTGCTTGAGAAGTTATGTCTCCACCTACCATGTTTTGAGTGTACTCCCTGTCAGCATCAGTAATACTAGTACCTGAACCAAACGCCTTAATTTCTGTTTTTACTAGGTTTGCGACTTCCATCATAAACTCTTGGGCGTTAGTTACTTTTGGATCGTAACCGAGGCCAAAGAACTCAGCAACCCTACGAAGTCCTAGTTCTAAGTTTGCTGCTATTCCTGTAGGCATCCCCCCTACCCTCAAAAGCTGTCTGTCGATAATTGCTAGCTTGTCTTGCGCTGCTTCTGCCTTATCCCTTAAATCAACCAAGTCTTTAACTGACTCATCTCCAAGAGCTTCAACAAACTTTTCGCTTTGATTTAAAACAGTGCTCATTTGTGGCGCAGGACGAACCAAGCCAGCTTCACTGGGCCGAACCCATTTATCGCCAGTAGCCTTAGTTTTAACCATGCCACTAGAAGATACAGTTACGGAAACAATATTTCCATCCTCGTTAGTCCACGCCTCCACATCAGCATCAACCTGACCGTCAATGATGTTAGTAACGTCTTCATCTGTTAGTGTTTTAACATCGTAGTCTTGAGGGTTTAATCCAGCACCTATTAGCCTTTGACGGTTTTTAGCAGGACTCGCAGGTAGTCTCTTTACTCGCTCATCAATTAATTTTTCTCTTATTGGTTTTAGAGTTTCTGCGTCTGGAGCAAGACGTATCTCTTTTGCTAAGTCCTGTAAACCCATGTTAGCAGCAGAAGTGGCTAGCTGTTCTTTTGATTGAACAAAAGCCTCTTTCTGTGCCATAGCTGCTCCAGCCTTTTGAGCCATTTGAGCAAACGCAAGCGCCTGTTGTTCCATTCCGGGAATCTGAGAAAGTTGCTGTGCTGCCCTAGACAAGTTGGTAGGATCTTGCGTTCCAACTGCTGCTGTGCCTAACTGCATGATAGACCTTAGTTGTTCTTCCTTGGCTTTTCTCTCTTCCTCTTCTCTTGCCCTTCTAGGAGCAGAGCCAATAGCTGAACCCAGATCAAACAAACCTTTACCAAAAGACGGGTTAATCAACCCTTGAACTACTTGTTCTCCAAAACGTGCCATTAGTTATTCTCCTATTAACGCCCTAGCCTAGCCCGAAGACACCGCCTAGCAAGCCAGTGCCTAAGTTACCCATAAGCGTTGCTTGTCCTAAACCAGAGCCAAGCAACATATCCAAACCGCTAGCGACACCTTCTCCGTAAAGTCCGGCACCGTAAAGCTGACCGCGTTGCTGAAGCTGTGGGAACAATTGTGATGCCTGTTGAGCCGCAAGCAGTTGTTGTTGTGGCATATAGCTTGCACCTAAGAACTGACTTCCCAGTGCCGCCTGCTGTGCTTGCTCTCGCTGTGCTTGTTGCATTGCTCCTAACATTGCGGTGTTCTGCGCTTCTGACTGCGCCTTAGCCATTGCTAGCTGCTCAGGCGTACCACCAAACATAGCTGTTCTAACACCGCCTCTTCCCTGTGCCTGTAATCGTTCTTCCAGAGCAAGACGCTGACGTTCTTCTTCGGGCATCTGCGCGGCTCTCATACGCTCATATATAGCTTGCTCACGTTCAGCAGTAGGGCCAGCAGCCGCGCTAAACATACCCGTTGCATCTCCAAACATCTGCTGTTGAAACGCAGATTCTGCAGGAGAAGCACCCATAGTTACTTGACCAGTAACAGGATCGTAACCAAACATGGAGCCTGTTGAAGTAGTGACACCAAAAGGTTGAAACTTAGACTGCGTTAAACCAGCCTCACCTAAAAGCTGGCCCTGTTCCATCCCGATGTCGCCAATTTCCCCTAGACGATCGTAGGCTTCTTTTACTAAAAGAGAACCGCCTCCAAAGCCTAATACATCGCCAAGGTTTAAATCTGGGTTACCAAAGAACGAACCTATCGTGCCAATCGCCTGACCTATGTTCATAATGTTTTACCTATCAATGCTAATACGTTAATTTCTTGAATTGAAACTTCAGATCCGTTCATCTCAGTCTCTATGCCTACGGTAATAATAGAACCACCGCTAGTTGCGTTAATAGACTTTCTAGTAATAGACGTACCACCAGAAAACTCAGCGATGTTAAACTCTGCGTCTTGGTTGTAGAACGCTATAGAGCTAGTATCACCACCTAGCGCAAACGAAGCTGACTTATAGTTTTCGTCTAAGTCATATGACCACTTAACGAATACCGTTTCTGTACCACCGCCTACTATTGTTGGTCGTATCTTCTTTAGAAACTTTGTTTTAGACGGATCACCAAAAGTTAAACCGGGACTCACATACTTAAACCGATAAGACTCTCCTTCGTCTAAGTAAGTGTCGTACTCACCTATACCTGACGTTGTTCCTGTGTACAAAGTTCCGTCTGTAGGCTTACGCTCCCATGCTTCAAACTTTGATCCGGGCCAAACAGTAGCACGATACGCGCCGTTTTCTAGCCTACCTCGTAGGTCAAAACACAGAGTCGTGTTTTCAGCAGGAAACGTAATTAAGTAAAAAGAGTTTTCTGGGCTGTACACAGACGCAGTAGGTTCAGCCCTGTTAGCAATTAACGCAGTCAACTGACTCTGTATGTTTCTGCTCAAGTCAGATATAGGCAGAGCCTTTTCTTGTATTGCCCGTCCTAAACTACGCAGTCCGTTTTCTGACATAAACAAAACGTCAGTGCCTATGTACTGCACAGAGTTTCTACAAATACAGCCTAGTCCTGCAACAGTATCTGTAAGGGCCATAGTTGCTGGAGAGTTAGCACCGCCGTAGACAATAATGCTGTGCCTACCAAAGATAATCAACGAGTTGTTGTGGGCTGCTAACGCGCGTACTTCATCGAACCCGTCAGGCCACGCTTTCTCTACGTTAATAGAACCACTAGAACCGCCTGTCCAGTCTGAGCCTATCAGCAAGTCAGACCAGTAAATGGTGTTGTTGTCAGTAGCAGTGCCTACACACCACAACCTACCAAAAGCTGCCAACGCCTCGTGACAATACTGAGCAGACGACACGGACGCACCAACAACAGAAGACATCTTCGTAACTGCGCCGAGTGCATTAGTATAAACAAGAGGTTCGTAACCACGCTGAAAGAAATAAGCACCGTCGTTAAAGTTTACGATCTTCCAGTTGTTGTCAGTAATAGAGTACGCTGCAGGAGTCTCATCAGCAAGTGTCCCTATGCCCGACAGTATCTTGTTGTTTCCTGTGCTAAATAGTTTGTTGTTACCAGTAGAGTCGTAGAAGTAATGAATGTTGTGGATGCGGTCTGAGCCTAACTCTGTGGCGTCAGTTGTTAATACGTTTATTCCTTTACGCGCACCGAGACGTCCACGTTTGTCGATGATTGCGTTGTCAGCAATTTCAGCAAACGAAGGATCTTGAGCTAGTGGAGAGTCTTCTGTGTTAACTCCCTTAAACGCTGGCGCTACTAGATTAATGC